TTACTCAATAATCGGTGTAAGTTTACCTTTGATTGTTTTTGCTTGGCTTGCCTGCTGGGTAAATGTACTTGCTTGATCTGGCGGAGGTGAACCTCTGTGCGTGTGCGTTGCAATGGCGCTTGCGACTTCGCCCAATAGTTGAATGGTATCTTCCAAAAGTCTAAATATGTTTTGCCCTTCTGACCCCATATAACTTAATGGCGCGACGATTTTATTTTTCTCGTCTGAAACGCGTTGCGCTAGTCCTACAATTTTTTCTTGCAGTGTTCCGCCTGTTCCTACGGTGCGATTGCTTGCCGTGGTGTCGTTGATACTACCTAACACGCTGATAGTGTTATTTCCGCCAATAGTTTCTATTTTATCAGAATCAATCGTCACATTTGACGTGCCGATTTGTTTTACTTCGCTGTCGGTTTCGATGTGGCGTTCAAAGGATTTATCTGTAATCTTCTGATCAGTTTCTCGAATCTTATTGCCTGCTGCATCGGTGCGTTCATACACTTCTGGGCGTTGCTGTTTGAGTTGCTCACCCGGTGCAACACTTGGTACTGTTTTTCCTTGTGCTAACATAGTTCGCACAAAAGGTTGATCGCTTCGCCCATAAGCAAAACCCACTTCTACCATCGTTCCCACTTCAGGAAAAGCAAAATCTCCGCCTTGTGAACCTGTACTTGTTACAGGTAACGGTACTGCAGGATAAACTGGCACAGTTTTATCCTCGTTTCCATTTTCGTCCAGTAGTTGTAACTCAACGGCATACTTCGGACGAAATGGATCAGATATATCCCCGCCGCTTGAAGGGTCTGCAATGCCGACAACTTTCGCATATTTCGGCAAGTGATACCCGCCCGCTAGTTCGGGGAATGTTTTTTCCATTTGTCGGCGTTCCGGGCTTTTTTGTTCTGGCTTACCATCTTTACCTAGATTTTCCCACGACAGCACATAATCATCGCCATGCAATTCCACTTTCTGAATTTTATTGCCATTAATAATAGCACCTGGACGAATAGCTGCAGTAATAGGAATCGTCATATCATTACTGCCACTGGTTAATGTCATGCCTTCGTCAAACTCAATGTTTTTACCCGCCCACCGTGAATCTTTGTGCGAACCAATAAACAACGAACCATCGGGCGATTGTTGCCACATATAATCAGCGATTTGATATTGTCGCCCGATATTGGCTAAAAGCTGATAACCGCTGCCGTTGTGGGTGAATAATGAAATCGGCGTATCCGCATAATCTGCTTGCGGCACTTTTACGGGTATTTTAGTTTGACTTGTAATCCACGCACACAAATCACGCAAGGTGATATGTCGGTGAGAACAATTTAAAGGCTTTTCAAACACTGCTACTTTTTCGCGAATGAATAATTTTTTATAGCCGTTTTCTGCGCCTTGCTCCCGTTCCACAATACCGTCAAACCATTTGTAATAATGATCATATTCACCCATTTCAAACACCGCACTTTTGCCAATGCAGTCTTTATCTGTGCGAACGGTTACAAATCCGCGCCCTGTATTATTAAGCTCAAGAATAATTTGTTCGTCTGAAAGCTCTAATTCTTCACCGTCAATAATGCACGTTTTGATTATTTTCATCCGTCAATTTTCCCTAATTCCTTGTCAATCTTGCCCCAAAACGAATCGTCTTGCTTAGTTTGAGATTGTTCAGATTTACCGCCTTTTTCAACCGCACTTTGATTTCCGCCTTGAGCATTTGAGCTTTTCGCCGCTGGTGCTTTTTCCCCTTGTGCCTTGGCTTTTGGTTTTTTCTTCCGTTGGTCTTTCTTCTCTGCCACTGAATTCACTTCACGCAAGGTGAATGATATAGCCCACCCTAATTGTCCGTTTTGTTCTATTGCTGACACTTCTCCACTAAATTGCACTTCTCGCATATTCACCGCCTCGGCAATAGTACAAGACACACGGTATTTGCTTTGCTCGCCTTTGCCGTCTTCGGATTCTGCTAAGTTAAATAGTTTGGTGAGCCATTCTTTTTGACTGTATGGGATAAATCCAGTAACGTTTAATTCTTTAGCTTTTACGCCTTTATCTGATTTTTTTGTACTGGATTTTTGACCGCTCATGTCTTTTTCTTCGCGTTTGACTGAAACCGACATTAAAATATTGTTTAAATAAATTGGCGTGCCATTTAGTGCAAGTTGTACACTGGGATTACGTTTCGGCATTTTGCAACATTCCTCTAATATTGGTTAAATCTGTGCCAATAAACATCACACAAGCGGTAAACACATTACCCGCCGTCGGCACATTCAATTTTATTTTTGTTTCTGCCACTTCGAGATAATCTGAAACAGAAAACGCATATACATTCGCCGATGTATTCAGCATTTTTTCGACTTTTTCGTTGTTTGCTTTGTCGCGTGCTTTTTTGGCTGCCTTTAACGCCTCAATCATTGCCATCGGGTCTTTTGTTTGCGCAGCGACTGCAGCCGATGTGGCATTACGCAAAATGCTTTGCATGGTGCGCGCTGAACCCGGCGTAATATCCGCACTATTTGAAAATGATGGATTCGCCATGGTCGGCGTTTTAATCATTTTTGTTTCCTGTAAGTTTTTACTGGATTTCGCATAATCCAACGCCTGTTTAAATGTCGGCTCTGGTAACAATTCGCGCACGTTTTCTAAGTCAGCAATAAACTGATCAATGTTGCTATTTGTCACCATAATGGCGATTACATCTTGCGTGCCTTTTGGGCGATTCGGATCGGCATAATCGACTAATTTTGCCGCCAGTGCTTTCACGGCATTTTCGGGTGATAAATAGTGATTGGATTTTTCTTTGATGCCGTGCGACCAATTATGCACGCCCAATTTTGTGCCACTTACAGATAACGAAAAAGGGGAAATAATCCCCTTTTGTGCGTTTTGTAGTGTTGTTTTTGCCTGTGGGGATAATTTTAGTTTTTGTTTTTGCCACATGTTAAAAACACCTGTTAATTTATTTTAAAGTCGTCCGGATATTGCTTGCGGTTTAATTCGCTATGGTATGCTGTTTCGCAATGATTCGGATCACGAAATAACCCATTGATGACACGATAAAGCACGCGCCAACGCTTTTTAGGTTTACTTTGCGTTAATATTGCACGGCGATAAGTACGACTTGACAAAGTTTCATCTGCCGCACCGCCAGTAAGAGCATTAAAAAACTGATCTGCAGCTATTAAAACGTGATAGCCCCATGTTTTTAAATTTTTTGCCATTTGTTAATATCCTCTTCGATTTTATCTAGATCTTCCATTGTTTGAGCCTTTTCAATGTGGGTTTCAAACCCTTGCTTAATGGCAAATAATTTTCCCATGATGATTGCAAACAAATCCGCTTTTTCAATTACTTTCTTTTTCAGCTCATCGACTGATTTTAAGTCATCGCGCCCTTCAAAAATTTCAGTAAGTAACATCAATGGCAATTCGTTTCGCGCCTCACGTTCTTGCCGGTAAAAACTATCAATTTCCGCTTGCGAATAGCCTGCAAGATATTGAGATTTAAAATTATCGGTTTTATTAGCGATAAGTTGCATTAAATTGTTTTTCCGCTTAATTAAAAGTTCTGTTTGCTTTTCTTTAGGGATAACCCAACTTTTACCGTCCCACTCGTGATCTTTAGTAGGTTGTTTTTCCACTAACGCAATTTTGTTTTTTATCAATACTGGAGTCTTATTTTCTAACTCCTGTTCAGATTCAATATCCAGTTCAAAATATTGTTCTAGGCTTTCCGGGGTAGGAAAAATAATGTATTCATTAATGTTTTCTTTTAAAAAATAGACTTTCATTTTAAATCCCTACAACTACCACTTTTTTAATAATTGGTTTACGTGCATTTTCAGGTGTAAGCGTTAACGATCTACCGTTTTTTGTTAATTTAAGCTCCATTGAAAAATTATAGTCACCTCCCGATCCCCCTGCATCTTGATCGCCAATAGATGTGTTGTGACAATTTGCAATTGGTGCTGATAACCACATGTCAAAAATTGTTCCAGCCCCCCATGATTTTGTTACACATACAAATAAAATACCAGTATCAAAAGGTAAGTTGACAGTAATCGCGTTATTGCTTGAGCCTTGCCAAATAACTTGTTCTATCATTTTTAAGTTATTAAGCGATTTCCCCAATGATGTTCTGACATCGCCCGAAGACACAAAGTCGCCATTGTGCTCGAAGATCCAGTTTTTATTTGTCCCATTATCTTCGATAAGGTTAATTACCCCTCTGCCGAACCCATCGCCAGCGCCTTGTTTGGTCGTGTAACCAAACGAAAATCCAGCGCCATAATGATTTTTCGAACGTACCAGACCTTTAACAAAGGGATGATACGTATCACGGTCTTGCGATCCCTCGGCGTTAACTAAAAACGGGGCGCCGCTGGTATATTGATTAGCATAAGCACCATACCCATAATGTTTAGATGAGATGCCAACTGAATACAAAATTCCAGTCATAGAATCACCAGCTTTATTAACCGCCCAGCTTTGATAGGCAACAACTTCGCCGTTATCTCCTAACGCAGGGAATGATAGATAGACGCGATTGCCTATATTAGGGACGTACATCATATTAAAACGACGATTATTCGCATCGTGTGAATTCGGGTGCGCCTCTAACTGCCAATAACCCTGAGACGTCTCAAATTGATAAGCGCTCCATCCCCCAGATGTATTTTTAGCCCTCAATGTACCATTTATAGTAGTGTCACCTGTTTTCGGTACTCGACCTTCGGCATTTTTGTTTGCATTATCTGCAGCGGTTTTAGCTTCCACTCCTTTGTCATAAGCCGTTTTAACCGCTGCACTGGTTGCGACAGTTTCTGCGCTGTTGCTATCTACGTGAGACGATTTTTTACTATTCGGAATATAATTTCCCAAATTACGCGTAATTGCATCAATTAATGCTTTTAAGCCTTTAATTGCTTTCGGCGTTGCAGCCATATCTTCGGCATCTGAATCATAGCCTGAAAATAATTTTACAATCCCCTTTTTAACTAAACTTGCGATAGGTAACTTGTGCGTATGACCCCGTTCATCTTGGGTGTTTTCAGTTGTGTCATCTAATGTGAGCGGATTCATGCCTAAAAACGGCGATAGTAAACGGCGATCTGTCACATTGCCTTGACTATCAATATCCGCCAAAATTTGCACATAGTGTTGGCGGTTTGCGGTATCCACATAATCTGCTTTTGATTGCGTGAGATACTTAATTTCGGTTTGGTATTCGCCCGTTACGGTGCAATGATGCACAACATCGGCATAAACTGAGCACGGTAGATTGTTTGCGGTGAGGTTATAAAGTGCGGTTAAATCCATACGCACCCCTTCAACATAAGCTACACCTGGTTGAATAGTAAATTGATTGCCTGTTTTACGTTTAACCAGAAAACTATCATCGAAAAATACTGCTCTACCATATAAATCACGATTGGTTAAACGGATTTTCTCATCAAGCCCGTGTAAACGCACCGTAAAATCAATTTGCCATGTATTAGCATTAACATTAATCCCAGTTAATGCTTTTGCACCTGTAAATTCTAAAAGGATATTTCGTGTAATACTGTTACCTTGTACAGCATTTTTATTACGAATTTTCTTTACTGGCGCAGTTTGCACAGCAACAGCAAGCATATTTTTTGATTTATTGATCAAGCCGATGAAATTGAAATCAAAATCGCCCACTTCTGTGCCAATCGTAACTGAATACACAACGGAATTTTCATTGATTACACCACTTTGTGATACCGCTTGTCGGTGTACAATTTGTGCCGATGTCGGCATTGTGAGATATTGTGCAAGATTATTCTCATTTAACCCTGGAATATTGGCGAATATAAATTCATCAAACTGCACCGTGCCACGTGCAACGGTTTGTTCTGCGACGTAGCGTTCAAATTGTGGCGTAATTAAACTAGCCATAAATAAACCTCTTATTGTTGTTATTATCAGTTTACTTTCACATAAAAACTTTGGTGATCATGGTTAAATTCGCCGTGATAAATACTCACAGTTTCTTTAGTGATCACTTCAAAGGTATAACGCCGACAAGTGCGTCCATATTTTCGAATGATTAAATTGAGTAATTCTGTTTTCTTCGCTAACTGGGAATCACTGATTCGAATTTTAATCACATCCCAATTTTCTCTGTCAAAACGTTCTTCAATTTCTACGTAGCCAATGCCTAAGCGTTCAAAAATTCGGATAAAGCCCGCTTTACTGCCCGCATCTTTCGCATTTAAAAAGGCATATTTCACGCGCTTACGGAAGAGTTCTAACGGCTCGCCCTCAAATCGTTCTACGTCTCGTTGATAGGCGATTAAATTTAAAATGCGTTCACTGCAGTGTTCTTCATCTAAAATATTGAAGGGAAATTTGACCGCACTTAAAACATAATCCCACCATTTTCCGAATAGCACGGCAATTTTGCTTAATTCGCCTTTATCCATCCAAAAGGGCAATTTTATTTTCATTTTCTTCCCTTACTTTTGGACTGTGACTGATAATTGCTGAATACGTGGAATTGATAACTCGCTTTGAATATCACCTTGCCCCCACACGATAGATGCAATTTCGTTGATGTCGTCGTGGATTTCCTCGCCCAATTTCGACCAACTGAATCGGCTGAAAGGGTAGGTTTTCGTTACGTCATAATTGTTGTTTTCACGAAAGGCACAGCGAATCATATTTTCAACCTGTTGCACGATTTCTTGCTTGCGCACCTCACCGACAAAAATGGACGGCTGAAAGTAAATAGTGCACGTTAAATTGTGTTTGGTTTCCGGCATGGCGTAACAAATCAAATCATCACCGTGACCGTGAAAGCCCTCATCACGCACATGGCGATTAACTTTATCAATAAAGGGCTGACTGGTTACACCTGTGTCTAGCAACAAATAAGCGTTTGCTGTACCAGGCCCACGTGGCGCATCGTGTTTAAAATAAATTCTATCCACGGACAACGCCGCTACTTTGGCGATCATGCCCTTGTAAACACTGTCGATATGGTGTTGCCCTACGCTCGAAAACTGCGTGCGGTAACGTTCACGTAATTCATCGTTAGTTTCTCTGTCAGCACCTGGCGATGTTAGCCAATCTTCTAAATTTTCTACCGCTCTTATTCCCGCAATAGATTCTGGCAAGATGCGATAATAACCTGCAGCCAAATTGAAATTTGCGCCAGCCTGCTCTGCGATTACTGGCACAGGCGCACGCAACACACCTTTAGGAATAAGGGTATCTTTTGTCACAATCAAACGGAAAATCACATCATTAATACGCTCTGTCTGAATCACAGTGCCAGCTTTAATGGTGAGATCGGTTACATCGCTTTCTTTTGTAAAATGCACGACACCTTCTGCTTTTGTTGCAGCTTTAAAATCTAAACCCACTGCCCACGCTTGAATTTGTAACCAACTATCTTTTGCAGTTTTTACAAATAAATTCGGTAGAATTTCAGCAATTAAATGATCTGTCAGCCACTTCACAGGCTTAACCGCAATGGCTGTGATTAATCGCCAGAATGGACTCATTCGGCTTGTATTGGTGATTAATCCTTCTTCTGCGGTTAAGCGTTCAAATTCTTGACGGATTTGTGTTTCTTCTGTTGGTAAGCCGCTTTCCGCTAACATTTGTTTAAAATTTTCACTCATTTAAACGTAACTCCAATTCATCAAGTCGCCCAAATTCATAAGTATCTGCAGTGATAAATAATTGCCCTAATTTTTCTTCGGTAATAAATACTGTACCTGGGATTAATCGCACATCTTCTTCAACCAATAACACCATTTGCAAAATAATGTCGCGACGAAAAATGCGCGAACGTTCCGCGATAAGTTGTGTCGCCAATCCACTTTCTAAAATGGCATGCTTGATGTCTTGCGCGATTGAAATTCGGTTATCACAAATTAGTGGTTGATTGCCGCTATCTAGCGTGATGTCTTCACCGGTAATTAATAAATCAAGGTAAAGTTTTTCCATTTATTACCCCGCGGCCAACTGTTCGCGATTGCGCATTTCTTGCCATACTTTGTTTCCATCGTTGCTGTTGATGGTGACACCACCGTAATTAATCGTTTTAGTGGTTTGTTGGTTTTGTGTAATGGCTTTGCTGACCGAACCGCTTGGCATTTTGGTGAATTGCGGTTGTGTTTGCTCACTCAATTCAAATTTTGGCGAGGTAGTATTTAATGCACCAAGCTGATTTTGCATTTGCAATGCTTGCACACCGATAGACGCCCCCACGGCTGTCGCACTGCTTTGCATTGGTAAAGCGCCATCTTCCCATTTTGGGATCAGCGGGATATTAATGCCTGGTAATGAATTGGCTTTTTCAATAATAAAATTAATAACTGAAGTGAATGCATTGACGATACCTTTAAACGCATTTGAAAAGATATTGCCTAAAGCAGTAGCAATATTAGAAAAACTTTCAATTGGTTTGTTACTGTCCCAAAGTGCGGTTATCGCATTCCAACCTTCAATCATGGCACCGATAGAAATCGCAAATACATCTGCCATAAACCCGAATGAACGTGCGACTAATTCCACGGCATTAAGCACAATATTAAATACGGCACCTAATGCATATCCCATATCTACGCCGAATTGTTGGAAACTATATGCCGAATCGGATGCACTACCAAATAAACCAATAATTCGCCCGATGGTTGAGCCGATGCGTTGCAATGCACTCCATACAATCGCAAAGGCAGAAAACAAAGGCGCAAAAGATACGCTAGCCATTTTGAATCCTTCGATAAAGCCAGCTATAAATGCCATAAATTGAGAATGGAATTTATAAATTACAATACCTAACCCAATCACAGCACCTACGACTAACATAACTGGGCTGACTAAGAAAGAAAATGCCACACCAATTGCCGAAACAATACCACTCATCAAGGTAAGTGCGGCTGTTAAACCAGTGAATCCAATTAATGCCCCCACGGCATAGCCAATCCAACGCGCAATATTCTTATAGGACCTTAACCAATTTGTGAACTCTTGCCCCATGTCAGCAATACGATTCATCACAGGCTCAAGTTTTGCAAGGATCTGTGTGCCAATGGCGATTTTGATATTTTGGAAAATGGCAGTAAATCGCATCCATGAATCCGTTACCGTTTTTGATATTGCCATTGCATCATCAAGGGTTTTCATTTTGTCGATTTCAGCAATATCTGCTTTAAGTGTATCAATCTTCGGTAAAAGATTATTAATCACTTGTGCCGCCTCTTTAGTACCAAAGGCTTTTTGTAGTTCGTAAAGATTTTCTGAATTCAACTCGCCATATTTGCCTTTGATTTTTTCCAAAATATCAATCATCGGCAACATTTTTCCTTGAGAATCGAGGAAAGATAACCCAAGTTTTGATTGTGCTTTTACTGCGCCACTTAAAAAGGCCGCGTATTTTGTACCGGCTAACCCGCCTTCAAATACATTTTGCAAGTTACCAATAACGGCAAATTGTTCAGCAGTTTTAATGCCGTGGTCTTTCGCAGACGAACCCAAATTGGTGTAAGCCTGCATTAAGGATTCGCCCGATGATTTGAATTTATTTGCGGTAACGGTGGCTTGTGCTGAAATTTGCTCAACCCACTTTTCTTTACCAATTTTTGCCGCCTCGTCACCAAAAATACCGTATAACTGGGAAATATAAGAACCCATGGCTTTTACGTCTGAACCAGTGGCTTTGGCAAGAATGTTTGAGCTTTTAGAAAAGGCGACAAGTTCGCTATCGGTTAAACCGTCAATGGCACGCGCAATTTCATTCGTAGAACTCACCACATCAGTCGCCGCACCTCCATAGGTTGCGGAAAAATCAAGGGCAAAATCGGTGATTTTGTCTAATCCCGCTTGTTCGCGCCCAGTAGCTTTAATTTCATTAAGTGCACGGTTGAAATCAATGGCGGGATCTAGGGCGTTTTTCATCGCTGCCCCAGTAGCAATAATGCCTGCCGTACCTAAACCGATACGGCGCATTGCATCTTCACCACGCTTGCCTAAATCATCAATGGTCTTCATCACGCCTTTAAGTGGCGCGGAAAGCTGATCATTTAAGCTGATGATGTACTCAAGCCCCTGAATTGCCATTGTTTAACCCTAAAATACCTTGGCGATACCGCTTGCCACGGCGTTTGCCTGTTGTTCGAAATACTGTTTATGTAACCATATTGCGCGCGCTAAGTTGTAGTCGCTGTTATCTGCGTGTGGTAAATAGTGCATGCGTAGCGCAATAGCTTGCGATAAGCCATTGCGCTCTATGCTATCCACACGCGAGGCTAGTTTTTTACCGTAATATTAATTTTAGGTACTAATACCTCATTCACTTTTCCCGCAAGTAAACCTGCAAGACCCGGTACATTAATGATTGCTAATAAATCTTCTTTTTGCTCACGCGCTACAATCGCAAGTAGATAATCTTTGATTGGGGTCACCTTATTGTCAGTCGTAATGTCATTCATCATTTGATCATATGCGCTGTTGTCTCGGAGAAAAGTGAACTCAACCCCTTCAACATCGACTTTGACCGAATCTTTAAGATTGCCAGTAAGTTTATCTAACAAAGTTTGTGCGTTTGTTTTTTCCATTTTTAGTTTCCCTTTTGGTTTCTGTTTTGGTTATTAAAATCTTTAATACACTTGTCCATCGCCGTGTAAGCCGTGGTACAGGTTTCAATACGATCTAATGCCTGATTCAGCCCGTCAGCTAAATCGCCATTAGTTTTAATATTTACGCTTAACGGTCTACATTCGGTTGTTTGTGGGCAAATTAGCTGTAAATTATTTACTTGTGGCTCTTTGGTTGAGCACGCCAGCAACATCATCAGGCACGCGGCCATAAGTCCAAATTTTATTTTCTGCATTGTTTAGCACGTCCTTTAGTTGTTGCCGGCGTTGTTCGGCTTTTTTGTTAGCTTGATTGAGTAGCTCGGTCAATTCCGCATTTTGCGTTTCATACCGTTGCAACATCGCTTTGTTTTGTTCAATGGTTTGTTCGCTTTGTTTTAACAAAAGTGCGGTCGATTCTGCTTGTTTTTTGTAGTGCAGAGTTGAGCCAATACAGCCCACAAAAACGATCAAAAACGCACCGATGACCAAGAATTTAAAATTCATTATTCCCCCAGACAAATTGCCTTTTCTTTTGTGCGGCGCATTTGTAAGCCTTTTAATACTCGACCGCCCGATTTATTGAAATCAGAAATGTGATTGCACATTAATGTCCAGTCTTGCGCTTTTGCCGCACGATAAATCGTTGTAGGTAATGTCATGCTGTGTTTTTTACTGTAATAGCGCTTGATATTGCCACAGCCTAAATTAAAGGCTAAAGACACCATGGCATCATATTGCCCTTGATTCATTTTTCTGCCGTTAAAATCGGCGTTGATACAATTTTCTGCCTCTTTAATGTTTCGGCGTAGATCGGCTGCCACTTCGTCAATGGTCAAAACTTTACTTTTATCTACGTTGTGGGTATTGCCTACGCCATTCGTCCATACATCGGCAGGGCATTTATATGGATTGCGCACACAGCCTTCTAAATTAACAATCATATAAACTGCTTGTGGGCTGACTTCGTTTTGCAATTCTGCTGGCAAATCTTTTTGTTGAGCAAAAAAAGCAGTCGCAACAGCCGCCGCAGAACATAAAATCATTGCACCAAATTTTTTACTCATCACTAATTCCTAATTTTTTCGCCTCAATTTTTGCCGCCAACATTTTGTAGGCTAATTCATCTTTACGTGCTTGCACGTCTTCTTTGTATTTTCGGTAGGCAATCCATACTGATGCCGCACCAAATAAAATACCGAATATTGCTGCCCACTCATTTAGGGTAAGTCCTGATACAAAAGCAACGATAGATGCAACAAAAGGCTGAGTACTATCCATTCTGTTATTCATAATAAAAACACCTTAAAGCATTTAGGAAACTGACCGCACTTGCTTTTTTATAATTGTTGTACGTCAGAACGGCCAGCACCTAAATTCGGTTAACCGATAAGATCACGTGTATCTTCGTCAGATAAATAAGGCACACCATTAATGCGCACGAAATCTGGGCTTGTGACAAAATATTTCAATTTTTTTGTGCTTTTCGCACCGCCTTTTGGGTCGATGTTAAGCACATCAGTTAAAATAATTTTATTGCCGTAAGTTTCCACTTTGTCGCGCACACCGCCTCGCATCGCAAAGAAGGTAAAATCTACTTCCGGCAAGCTACGATAACTGCCTGCACTTGCTGCAGCCTGTGATAATTTTTGAAAGTTTTTTGAATCGAGCTCAATTTCACCTTCTGCGGCTACATCACCGCTTACCCAACCATCAGGAATACCACGGGTTAAAGCCACAGCACTATTATCACTAATGGATAGATTCACTGATTCCACGTGGATCGGAAAGCCCATCATATAGAAATCAAAACTCATTCCGCTGATTCGTTCCATTTATTAATCTCCTAACGTTTCCAAATCTAAGAAAATGTTTGCCGTAATATCTTTCGGGCAATCGTAAGGGCGAACTTTGATATAAATCGTCACCTTGGTTTTGCTTTGCCACACAATAGTAATGGCATCATCTTTAGGTGGCATACATTCGCCTGGAAAATCCTTGCCGTTGATGGTTGCGGATTTGCTCATGTCGCGCATCGGTTTGGCAAAATAGCCTTGGTGATACGCGGTACTTGAGGTTGTGGAGTTAAAAGAACGGTCAGCAATTTTCGCGATAGCTAACAAACGAACTTTTCGTGCCACTTTATCGACAACACGTACATTCTCAATCACTTGATAATCGCCCCCTTCTACGTCTAACGTGCGACCGTCCGCCCAGTAATAACCGTCATAATCGGGATACCACATCGGCACAGAATAACGTGCAGTTTCAAGTGATTTTAAATGCGCAAGGGTAAGCTCATTGCCATCTTTGTCTAACGGTTTTTCGGCACTGCCTAGACTCACTAACGCACCTGTTTGTACCCGTGCAGGGCTGTCTGCCACTGTGACGGCACGATTCGCCAATCGCCCTGCCAATACGCCCGCCTCATTGCCGAATAGTAAAGGCACAAGGCAAACGTGATCGGCGACAATGGTTTGTTGCAAAGTGGTAAGTTTCTGCACATATTGATCCCATGTTTCACCATCAGATTGATCATGATTAATACCTTGTACAGCCTGGATGAAGAAAGTACGACGACCAAATTTAGCAAGTAGTTCTGCATAGCATTCTTGCAATTTACCAATACTTGCTTTATCTACGCCTAAATATCTGGTATTGACACAATATTCAAAAGAGGCGGTTTGATTGGCTTTTTTCACACATTCGACAAAGTCATAGCCGTCTTCTTGTGCAATATAAACATGCGCAAACCAGTTTTGCCCCGCATTAAGCATTGCCGCACGCACTTGTTTTTTTAAGTCTGTATCGGTTTCGCCAAATACTTTGTTAAAATCGGAATCAGGCGTTAATGCCAATAACTTTCCTGGATTAACGGTGCCTACGCCGACAAACAAGGCGTGGCGTTCGATTTCCTTAGTTTCGCCGCTTAACTGATTAAGAGCGTTAATTTGTACAGATGGGAACATTCTTTATTGTCCTCTTATTGTTGTTATTAGAATTTGTCTTATTGTTGTTATTAGAATTTGGTTATTTTATGGCTGTAAGTGATAGCCTGCCTTTTCAAAGCCTTTCAATAATTCTTCGGTGATAATATCGGCATTGCGGTTTTCGTTTTCATCTAAGAATTGCCGTTTTGCCATTTTGTAAGACGTTAAGCCACGTCTTATTTCAATACCTTGTTTTTTTTCCATCATGCGGATAATTAAACCGGCTTGTCCACGTGTCATACTTTGCCGAATGGTCTTCATCCGGATTTTTTTATATTTTTGTTTACCTTTTTTTGTTTTACCGTTGCGCACTTGATAACCTAATTCTTTTAGTCGGTGTGCCTGTTGCGGTGTTGCTGGTTTATGGTTTTCTTCCAGTAATTTTTTTAAGATTTTTTTGTCTTTTGTGGTTTGTTCAACGGGAACTTCTAATCCATACTGATGAATAGCTCTAACTTCTGCCCATTTTGGCTCGGTGTAAAAAAGTTTGCCGCGTTCGCCTTGCTGTTCTAATTTCGAATTTAAATTGACCGCACTTTTTTTCAGCAACTTATTTTTACGTACACCACCTTTTAATTTTTTCTTTCTTGGTGTCCATGCTTTACCATCTGGCGATTGTTGATGGCTTACATTTTTTTCAGCATTATCTTTTAATCGCCACAATACTTTTTGCATCACTTGATTACGCATTTTCGGTGTAAGGCGTAAATACAATAATGTATGCTTTAATTTTTCTACCGTATCTGGCTTCAGCCCCATTAAAATCTTCATTTTTCAACCATCGTCACAACATCAATATATTCAGCCGTAAAGACTTCAATATCGTCCAATCGGTAATTCATCCCATCAATTTTTAATTTTCCTTCGCTATCTTCTATTGCCGTGAGTGGCTCACGGAAAGCAATGGTAAAGATTAAATCTGCCGTGTTATCGTCGATAATGTCTAAATCAAAAGGGATTTCGCCATCATCTAACACATCGCGCATTTGATCGTTTTCGTTTACCCACACTTGGATAAATGCCATTAAATAAGCCGGTGAAATTTCATTGAACGGCAACGCCTCAAAGTGAAATACACCGTTATAGGAAAGGTGGCACACTTCAATGCCGTTTTCGGTCACTTGTCGCCCTTCATTCAATAATTTGCCCTCTTCAATCCAGCTGTAAAAATTCCCGTGGTAGCGTTTCGGCAGCTTGGTAAGCAAAAAATCTGTTAATTGCTGATACAACATCTTTTTTACAGCAGCCATACCGATCCCCGTTTTTTACCTTTTAATGTACGAATAGCGTGGGTTGCCTCTGCCAAGAGGCTTTTTTGCTCGGCCACATATTCACGGTTTTGGTGAATTTCGCGCCCTGATAAGGTGTTAAATTCTGGGAGTAACTCCGCTTTAGCGCGGGCAAATACCGCTTTTTTATAAAGGGTTTCGGCGTAGTTTTCGCCATTAATCCGCTGTGTTGAAATTTCTTGCACAGAATTGATCTCACTTTTACGGTAATTTTCTTCAACCTCGACAAGATCTAAATTAACGCCTTGCATGGCGGCAATGAGTGCCGTTTTCACCATTTCCACAGGAATTTGCAACGGAATGGCGCGTTGCTTTTGAAACTCTTCAACATAAATATCCGACCAAAAGCCGTTATTGGTGATGACTGTATCATCGTAATCTTGTGTTCTGCCGTTAAACATTGCCTTCCTCGCTGTTTTGGAGTGGGCGGGCAGTGAGTTTTTCAATAACAAGATCAAAATCAATTTGCTGTTTTTCCAAACTCAAACCCGCCACTTGGGGAAGACTGTTCGGGTCGTAATCGCCCGATTTTGCCAATGCGTTTAAACGCATGACACAACGCTCAATCATATTTTTTACACCCGCTTTCTGATTGAGTTGGAAAGCGCGGTTACATAACTGAATAGCCAGTACAAGGGTTTCAGCATCATCAATGCCGCTTGCTTGTACTTTGCCTTGTGGACTGCGTAAAAGCAGTGCCGCCGCTAATTTTAGCCACTTCGCTGTGACAATTTCGTGCAACTTCCACTGGGTCGTCACGTTTTTAAAAGTTTGTGAAAAATATGGCTCCACGGATTGACCAGCTGCGGCGGTTTTATCTGTCCAGTTGTAAATTTGGTCTGCGACAAAGTTTGGCAATGTGGTTTGCCACCCTTGCGGCATAGATTGATTTTGCTCAATTGCTTTTTCAGCCAATGACAAGGCTCGGTCAAAATCAGCAATGTCAAACAAATACACAATGCAATAAACCAAGTAATCATTCTGATAAATTGCCCCTTTATCTAAATATTCATTCACAAAGGGCAACCACTTCGGTAAAAAGCGGTTGCGCTTGTAATCTAATTTTTCGGCACGTGTTGGGAATGCGCGCACCGCATTAACATCGTTTTGTAACGCAATTTCAAGCACTGCATAATCATTACCGTGAGTCGCAACCGCACTTTTTTGTGTGTTGCTCTCTGATACTTGATTAATGTCTGCTAGTGCCTGCATTTGGCGTTGAAAATCTCGCATTCCCATTTTTGGTTAGTTCCTATTCTTCACCATTTAATTTAACTTTGGTATGGTCGATAGCGGTCATTAAACCTAAATCTTCCACAACATAGCCTTCTTGTCGGTAGTAAGATGTCACCACACCTTTTTTATCTTCATCGTTACGTAAAGAGCGACGTACACTTTCAGCCTCGGTGTACACACTTAAGTTTTTAAGTGTTGTCACTGCTGCAGCGCGTGCCGGGAAATTCGGTGGGGTAATGGCATTCATGCCGCCGAATGAACCCATTAAGTTATGTGAACCTAATGCGGCTTTTTCGGTAGGGGTTAAACCGTGTTTTTTCTGGATGAGTTTCGTTTCTTTGCTAACTAAATCAGCACCAACAAGGAAGACTAAATCATTTCGGTTTTGATGACGGAAATCTAAGCCTTGTTTTAAGTCGAAGGCTAAATCATCAAGATTCGCATAATCCGCATTATCACCAAAAATAGTAATTTTTCCTGATGATTTTGTAGATTCGGTCATGAAGTTGGCCGCACGTTGTTCTTGTAAAAGTTTCAACCAGCCTTTATTCACATCAGACAAATCTGCTTTAGTTGTATTATCTGCTACGCTTTGACCGTTCCAGCCAATTTGCAAGATGTCTAATGCAACTTGGTTTTGGAAATATTCGCTATAAAGCTCAACAAGACGATCCTTGAAAATGGCGAACGAATCGAATAATGCCCATGGCACAATAATGCCACTGTCCGTTTCCGCTAATTCAAAGCCATTTTGTGTATGATCAAGATTAGCCAGATTACGACCAGTTTGTTTACGACCAGTCACACCTTTTTCTGTTGCACCAAATAATTTTTGACCCTTCGTATGTGCTACCTGAATCATATTAATTTGTTTCAAGAAATCGGAACGTTGTTGAATATTTTCGCCTAACATTGCTGCTTCAGGTGCTTTAAGTGCAAAACTTTCTCCCCGCAACACCGAATCAAGAGGTTGATTAAAGTGTTTCGCTAATGCTGCCGCTAGGGCGTAATACGCTTGTTTGTTCATTTTTTAGAATCCTTTTGATAAGTCGATGTTGTAGCCGTTTAAGCTATAAACATTTTCGTTTTCAACGGTTGGCACACCATTTGGCACGATAGTTTGTTCTTGGCTTAGTGCGTTGAATTTGTTATCAAGCCCTTTCACCATATCAACCAACTGATTAAATTGATCAGCTGTAATGGTTGCGCCTTGTTCTGTTTTTTGTTCTTCCGGTTTGCTTGCCGGCTCTTTGGTTTCTGGTTTAGCAGAAAAATGGTTGTCAATTTTCTTACCTAAACCGTCAAACGCTTCTAGCAATTTTGCAAATTGTTCTGCGTTCATTGCATCATCCTCTTTATTATTGTTGTTATTGTGAGTTGGTTGTTCTTCCGTTTGGGCGGAAGATGAAAATAGTTTTTTGAAAACATTCACTAAAGTGCGTAATGCCTTTTCTTCTTCAACATTTTCTTTTGCCGAAAAATCTACCTTAATAAATTCGCCACAAATACTGCCTTTTTGTTCAGCGTTGAAGAATTTTAATTCTGTTGTCCCCACTGATGCTGGGGAATCTGTCACACCTAAACCCGATAAATAAGCCTTGCCGCTGTTGCGGAAATTCGGGGTAATTTCAATGCTGGTGAATAAATACTGACCCGCTCTGTTGTATTCGATTAATTCTTGGTTTGGCGCGATGATGGCAAAAAGTTGTGTTTCGCCTTTTTCGTTGTCTTCAACTTTTAATTCAATCACTTGCCCCATATTGAACCAACGGCGATGTTCCGGCCATAAATTCGCGGTGTAGTGTTCCGGGTCGTAGGTTTCTGCCATTTCGTGCAATTCTTGGGCGGTGATTTGGCGACCGTCCACGGTGTAGCCCGATGTGGCGATACAAATAAAATCAGTTTTGAGTTTAGATTTGTTCATTTTAAAAATGCCTATGTTTCGCTTTGTTTGCGTAAGTGCCGCCATTTTTGCCGATCTTTTTTGCAAAATCACGGGGCGAAATTCGGATATATTCGGATATAGATCAATAACTGCACGTATCCGAACAGATCCAATTTTTGCCATTAAAATTTTGCTGTTTTTGTTGCCACAATACGCCCAACACAACAACAGCAAGATAAAAGATGACGGAATCTAAGCTAAGAAAAAGAAAAACAAAACGCTACGATGACGAAGTGATTTATGCGGCAAAGTTTTTATATTTAAAAAAATACACGCCGAAAGAGATCGCTGAAGAATTAGGTTTAAATAGCACACGCCCGATTTACTATTGGGCGGAAAAATACAATTGGCGCAATTTAATCAGCGAAAGTGGGATTGAAGAATTGATCGCGCTACGCATTATCACGCTGACAGAACGGGAAAATAAAAGCGATCAGGAAATAAAAGAACTAGAAGCCCTGATCGATAAAGATATTCAGTACAAAAAGCAACGTGCAGCAACGGTAGCTAAAGTGACGGCAAAAAGTGCGGTCAATTCTGATGATGTTTCTAGCGGTGAACTCGCCTTTGCCGACAGCGGTGACGGTGACGAACGTAAGAAGAAAAAGCGGGTGAAGAATGATATTTCCCACGTTACGCCCGAAATGTGCCAGCCATTTATTGATTCGCTGTTTGATTATCAAAAACACATCCGAGCCAACAAGCACCACGATGTGCGCAATATTCTTAAATCGCGCCAAATTGGGGCAACTTATTATTTCAGTTTTGAGGCGTTGGAAGATGCGATTTTCAGCGGTGACAATCAAATATTCTTATCAGCTAGTAAACGACAAGCAGAAATCTTTAAAAATTACATTGTGAAGATGGCGAGGGAATATTTCGGTGTTGAGCTGACCGGTAACCCCATTATTTTAAGCAATGGCGCAGAGTTGCATTTTTTATCGACCAACAAAAATACCTCACAAGGGAATAGTGGTCATGTGTACGGTGACGAATACGCATGGATTCGTGACTTTCAGCGATTCAATGATGTGGCATCGGCCATGGCAACGCATGCAAGATGGCGAGAAACCTATTTCAGCACTCCGTCTTCAAAATTTCATGAATCCTATTCATTTTGGAGTGGTGATAACTGGCGCGATGGCGATCCAAAACGCAAAAACATTCCATTCCCGACCTTTGCAGAATTGCGCGACGGTGGGCGACTTTGCCCCGATGGTCAGTGGCGTTATGTCGTGACGATTGAAGATGCGCTAAAAGGCGGTGCAGATACATTATTTAATGTTGAGAAACTGAAACAGCGTTATAGCAAATACGCGTTCAACCAGCTTTATATGTGTGTTTGGATTGATGATGCGGACTCGATTTTTACTGTTCATCAACTTTTAAAATGTGGTGTAGATGTTACGAAATGGAAAGACTTTAACCCAAAAGCAGATCGTCCTTTTGGTGATCGTGAAGTCTGGGGCGGATTCGACCCCGCACACAGTGGTGATGGTGCAAGTTTTGTAATTATTGCCCCGCCTGCGTTACCCGGTGAAAAATATCGCTTGCTCGAACGGCATCAATGGCATGGGCTATCTTATGTGTATCAAGCGAACCAAATTCGTGCACTTTATGAAAAATACAATATGACCTACATCGGCATTGATGCGACAGGCGTTGGTTATGGGGTTTACGAACTGGTGAAAGAGTTTGCACGCCGTGCGGCCACGGCGATTATTTACAACCCAGAAAGCAAAACAGGTATGGTGCTGAAAGTGCATGATTTAGTTGAGCATGGGCAAATTGAGTGGAGCGAAAAAGAACTTGATATTGTGCCTAGCTTTTTAATGATTAAGCACCAATCAACCAAATCGGGCAATACGATGACGTTCACGGCTGAACGTACAGTCAAAACACAACATGCCGATGTGTTTTTTGCGATTTGTAATGCTATTAATAAAAAATCTTTAAATGATAAACCGCGCAAACGTCGCGGATGGAGTGTATTAAGTGGAAACTAATGTAAAAAAAGACAGCAAAAAAGGCATTGTGATTGCGCCTATTAATGACCGCACTTTTTCATTAAGTGAGATAACCGCCTCACCCGCGTTAGATTATGTCGGTATTGGCTTTGATGAAAATTATAACTGCTACTTACCCCCAGTGAATCGTCACGCACTGGCAAAACTACCACACCAAAACGCACAACATGGCGGAATTCTGCATAGTCGAGCCAACATGGTAAGCGCACTCTACGAAGGCGGAAAAGCGTTATCTCGTATGGATATGCGCGCACTTTGCCTAAACTTAATTCAATTTGGAGATGTGGGGCTTTTAAAAGTTCGTAATGGTTTTGGTCAAGTTGTGCGTTTAGTGCCTCTTTCCAGCCTTTATTTACGTGTACGCAAGGACGGCGGCTATTCGTATTTGATGAAAAAATCGCTTTATGATACCGCACAAGAAATCTATCGCTATGATGCGAAAGATATTATCTTCATTAAACTTTACGATCCCATGCAACAGGTTTATGGATCGCCCGATTATGTAGGCGGTATCCAATCTGCACTATTAAACTCTGATGCTACTGTATTTCGTCGTCGTTATTTTAGTAATGGTGCGCATATGGGCTTTATTTTGTACTCCACAGATCCCGACTTAACCGAAGAAATGGAAGAAGAGATCGCAAGAAAGATCAGCGAATCTAAAGGCGTAGGAAATTTCCGATCTATGTTTGTGAATATTGCTGGCGGTCATCCTGACGGGTTAAAAGTGATTCCGATTGGCGATACCGGCACCAAAGACGAATTTGCCAACATTAAAAATATCTCTGCGCAAGACGTTTTAACCGCACACAGATTCCCTGCAGGTTTAAGCGGCATCATCCCAACAAATACTGCAGGATTAGGTGACCCCTTAAAATATCGTGAAGTCTATCACTATGATGAAGTCATGCCACTGCAGGAGATAATAGCTGAAACTATCAACAGTGATCCCGAAATAAAAACTTTGTTAAAAATCAAGTTCCGTGAGCAAAATTTTAGCAAATAAATTTACGTTCAAAGGCTATACAAAATGCCAGTGTTATATATAATAATGATCACATATTAATTTTGTGGCTTTTGGGGAAAATGGCAAGAACAACAGATATTTATTGCACTGTTTGCAATGCAAAATCAGTAATTGAAAGAGCTGAACGCATACACAGTGAATTCACACGTTATTATTGTGCTTGCAAAAATCCCCAGTGCGGTCATCGCTTTGTCATGAATATGGAATTCGGACACACCACACGAAGTAGTAAATTAACGAAAGATAAATTACTTGAACTAGTTTTAGGAAAATTGTCAGATGACGAGAAAGCCAAATTGAGAAAAATATTAGATGATGAAAAAAGCCGCTAGAAATAGCGGCTTTTTTTATTTTGTGTTTAATCCCTGTTCTTTCATCGTATGCAACGAAACATAAGACGATTTCAAACTGCCGTAAGGTGCTTTTGGCTCAAATAGCACCAGCATTTGCGGTTTGTTGTTTTGGTCTGTTTCTTTTCCTGTGTCGCTGTTGATAAACGGGATCCGTCCGTTGGTGATATACACGATCTCTTTCGCGTTGCGGATGCACATATCAAACCATTTCGTCGAGGTGTCAACATTTAACAACATAACCACGGTTTTATTATGTAGCACGCTTTGTTGTATGGCGCGCAACACAAACGGCAACGGGTTACTATAAGGCGGATTCATCCAACAATATTTCCCGTTCCAGTCGGTTTTTAGGGTGTCTTGTTCCGGGCTGATAAAGTTTTTCACTTTGGCGTTATGCGGCAATGCGCACGTGTCTAAATTAAAACGGATTTGCCAATAATATTCTGCGAAAAGAAATACCCATAACGGCGTAGCCCATAAGTCTTTTATGTTTTTCGGGGTGTTGGATTTAATCATTTTTAGCCCCTAAATCCGCTTCTTTTACAAAAACGCCGTTAATCATTTTTCCTTTTCGATCCTTTATTTCGTTGTATGCTTGCCGAATACAATCTTCGAAATTTAATTGATATACATCTGCAATATCTGATAAATTCGACACCATCGGGAAAGGTCTTTCATAACCTTGCGCCGCATAATCAGCTAAATCTGAAACTATTTCATCGATGGTGAAATCACTCATATCTGGATTACCAAACGAAAAAAATTCCATCTCTCTACTTTGTTTTCCTACTTGTTTATTCAAAATAACCATCACTACAAAGCAATCACCGATACTATCTTTTATCATATCAATATTATTTTTAGATATTCCCGCGCATAATTCGCCGAATTCTTCCATTAATTTAATAAATTGCTTTTGCGGTGTTGAACCCTCAATTAAATTGCGATCTTCCGCCCATTGTTCGATGTTTTTAATAAGTTGTTGTAAATCTGCCATTTTTCTTTCCTTTCAATCTCTACGTTTAATAACATTAGGTACTTCCACAATTAGGATTCGCTCAGGTGGAATTTTTAAATATTTTCTGTAATAGTTCGCGATTTCTTCCGCCTCGCTATACGTCACGGTTTCTCGGCTTGCGCGCCCAATTTGCCATTCTCTAGCAAATTCACATTCAAGCACTACATATCGCTTACCATCAATTAATTGTATTTCTTCCATAAATCTCCTTAGGCTAAAGAATACACAACACCCACATAAACATCCCAATAATCCCGCCAACCGCTCCACTGGCAAGCCCTAACAAAACGTGGCTTATACGTTCGCGTTTTATATCGTCTTCTAATTGTTTAATCGCGCGGACAAAATAGCGGTTAATGGATTCGCTTGATTCATTTTTAATCTTTAAACTGCGGTTAGTTTGTTGTAAGTGGATTGATAGCGCCCATACATCGGCTTTTAATTTTTCTACTTCAATTTGACCGCACTTTTCCGCACGTTTTGCCGCCATAATTTTGCGGATTTGTTTCTGTTTTCTTTTGTTCATTGTGTTTTCTCCTATTGAATACGTTGGCTTTTATGAAAATCTTTGAGCTTTTGAAGGTTTCTCGGCACAGGGGAAAGCGACGTCATCATGTTTTGATTCCGTTTCACTAACTGCACATCGTTTTCGGTGAGTGTTAAGGCTGTATATTTATCTATGGTTAGCCGTTTGTACTTGAATAAATAGTCTAATTTTTGTGCGCTAAGTGGTGCGCAGATCGATTGTGTCAGTAATTTGATCTTCTGCTCAATAATTGAGCGGTTACAGTTACTGACACAAGTCCAAGGCGCACTACGTGCGCTATTGTTAGCGGTTGAGCTACGCTCAACCATAGATTCTGTGCGTTGTGCAAAATCTTGTGGGCGTTTTTTAATTTGCCATTTTTTGGTGCGTGAGATGACTTGTTTAAGACTAAATCGGTTAGCCAGCCCAATAATGGCTTTACGCTGTTCACCATATTTATTCGCTGGCTTGGTTTCATAATCTAGCTTGATTGGTTGATCAGTACGTTTAGCCAGTGCCCCGCCTTGAATATCCATGTAGGCAGCATAATCATTTGCTATACCTGCTGCTGCTTGAGCTTTATCGATAATTTCATCATCTGCTTGACCACTGATTAATCGGCGCAATTCACGCCAAACAGAAATAGATGCGCCCCCGTAGAATTGGAACTGACGAATGCCCCAACGGCTCGCCCATGCACGAACGCGCAATGCGTTGTCGTGTAGGCTTAGTGTCGGGTCTTCGTCTGATACTTCGCCTGCAAGGGCGAAACCGTCAATATTTTTCGCAATGTATTTCGCAATGTAAGCCGTTGCGCTGCCTTTTGTTTTATCGCATTCTTCCACTTTGCAACGGTGTTCTGCCGCGCCTTTTTCATTGCCGTCTAACTCTAGGGCCTTTTGTTTAAATAATCGGATGACTTCTTCTTTGTGTTCTGCCGGCACGTAAGCTAACGCATGCCAGTGTGGCGTACCGTCTTTGTGCGGCTCTGCCACTCGCATACCATAAAATTTAATATCACGTTTTGCTAACAAAGCACGGAATTGTTGCCACACTTTGTTTAGATAGTTTTGCGTATCTCGTGGATTAACGCCCGACCATTTTTTATTGCCGTTTCCTGCGTGGAATGATGATGGCGCAGTGAGGGTTAAAAATAAGGCTTCATTGTTGTTTTCTTCTGCCCATTCCTCTAATCCGCGTAAACGGACCATCATTTCATTTCTGCGTAATGCTGGGTTAGAAGATGATTTCAAGAACATATCGAAAAGCTCGACCTGTTCTTCTGGGTTGTCGATGTTTTCAATGATCATGGCGCGCAAGTAATCGTGATTCTTGCGCTGTTGGAGTTGCCATTCCTGGAAACTTTGATTAGAGATATAACTGGCGGCATTGGCGCGCACCTCACCACAGGCAATGGCAACGTGTTCAACCATTCTGCGTTGCGTGGTGCGCATTTGTTTAAACCACCATTTTTCGCACGTCAGGCGAATTAAAGTACTGTCAATATGTTCGGCTTTGATGCGTTTGTCGTTTTCAATTTTGTCCCAGTGAGGGATTTTGAAACCCGCAGAAATGGCGATTTCACCACACCATTTATAAAGCTGATAGAAATAGCCTTGAACATCGCTCTCATTGTCGCTTTCGATGCCATTTTTTAAAAAGTGTGTGCAATCAAATTGGAATTGAGTAAATGCCGTAGAAATTTGATACGCCATCTTTTTCAATTTGCTTTCGGTAATTAAATAGAAAGGTAATTGTTTTTGCTTTTGTTGGATGCCGAACACTTGAAAACGGAAACCGCTGTAATGCAATTCGTTATAGTGTTTTGCGAGCCCTTCACGTGTTGGCACGGTAGAGAACTGCACGGCTTGTTGCATTTCATCTTTAACGGATAGCAGCCATTGTGGTGTATTGATGAACGCTTGCAAAAAATCTACGTTCACGTTGTACTGTGAAAAGACTTTTTGTAAACGCACATCTAATACATCGCGCAAATAATCATTGGCGTATCGGCGTTGTTTATTTCCTAGGGCAAATGCAATCGACCCATCGTCTTTTACAGAACGATAGGCCTTAATGTAAAGTTTGCGGAAATATTCGCGCTGACGTTGACGAGGCAAGCTTTCAAGTGTCTTTTCGATAAACTCAAAATCAGCGGAATTAATGGCAAACAGCTCCAACTGTAAAGGTGTGTAACAGCTTTCATCAAACGGCAGAAAAGTGCGGTCAAATTTTTGACCGTTTTCTGCTGCTTGATGGCGCTCACATGCAACCACTGCCATGTGTGCATGTTTGGCAATGATCGTATTATCGCGTTGCTGTTCCCACATTTTGGTATTCGCTCTTTATTTTTATGAATAAATTTCATTCTAAATTTATTTAGATGAATTTAATTAATGAAACTAGATAAAAAAAGTGTTTATGCCTGTGCATAAGTCGCTTGAATTTCAGCGATTCGTTTTACTTCTGCGTAGATTTCTTCTAATTTCTTAGCCACTGCAGAAAGAGAAATAACATCCTCATCCATTAATTCACAAAGAATGAGCTTATCAACCACCGCGAATAAGTCTTTACAAACTTTCCCGCCTACTCGTTCATAAGTGCCATTTTCTTGTAGTTCAATTTTGTAAATAATGTACTTCTCTGTTTCGCTTAACTTAATGCTGTAGCGATTTGATAATTCGATAAAATGTTCTTGCATAATAAAATCTCCTTAATGAGCCAGCTCTTCGGCTTTTTTGGTTAAATACCCTACGTTATCTAATGCGATCACCATCTTGTGATAGATGGCACTGGCGGCAACTTCGTTTTGTTGTCTTTTAAACAACTCCCATTTTGTGCGATAAATCCAATATTTGTTTCGCCACTTTTTAGCCGCTTTCAAGCAGTTTTCAGTGCTTGGTTTAGTACTTGATTTATTTTCCATTATTGCCCCCTTGTGACTGGGTCAATATCATAAAAATCAGCAAGGCGAATAGATTGCGGGAAACTTCGGCGTAACTCAGTCAAATCCCTTAATCCTCTCGCTAATTTACTAATACCTTTATCGTTATAATGACAAAGTTTATCGCCGCTCAAATCAGGGCGGATGTAATCTTCTGATGGCTCAATATCAGCGACTGCCTTAAGCATTTCTCGTCTTTGAACAGTTAAATAGTTAAAAGCGCGTTCAGTGGGATATTTACTCAAGCCCATTTCATGCAAAGTTTCTTCGCCATTTCTTGCTTTCGACATAGGGATGTCATTTTCTCGGTGCCATTTTTCTACTGCACTTTCGTTTTCAGATACATACATTGCCGCGCCCTCGCTTTTTTATTTACCTGATTTGTTGTATGCTTGCCCTAAAATAAATAAACGATTACTTAATTTAAGGATTTCACATGGCGAACGATCAGATTGAAAAAACGCTTGAAAGTATTCAAGAACAGCTAATTCTGTTGCAGACTCAACAGACACGACAAGACTATGTTCTTTCTTTGTTGCTTGGTGTGATTGGCAAGCATCCTGATTTGTCGAATGAGTTTGAGCGCGCTTGTTTTGGGCTGCTTGACGAAGTTTCTGAAAAATCACCTCAAGCGTCTGATGATCTTGAACTGTATCTCGCTCGGCTTCTACGGAATATTGAAGAATAGCGAAACGCTCTTGGATTTCTTCGTGGGTTAAATTATGTTTCTTACAATATTCTTGAAAGAAGAATGTCATTGATGATTGGCTTTTAGTCATTGTCTTCCCCTTATAACTAAAATCTTTTGGAAACTAACCGCACTTTTGTGCGGTTTTTTATTCTTGTTTAGCTGCCTGTTTGGCAATTGCGATGAGATTAACTAACACTGATCCCCTTTCCGCTTTTTTATCTGCGATGGGTAGTTCTCCCGCTGCTCTCATCTTTCGCACCTTGTCTAACGAAAGCCCGGTAAGCTCGGCATATTTCTTTAATGTGACATAAGGCGCGTGGATCTGTACATTTATACAAATTGCATTTTGGCTGTTCATTGCTTAAACTTCCCCTTGTTAAATATTGGTATATATTGATTTATGGCTCATTTGCGTAATTATAATATTATGGCTCATTTGAGAATGTCAACATGAATTTATGGCTCATTTTATGAATAATTTAGAATTGATTGGCGGAAAGGATGTCATTGACCGCATTCAAAAAGCATATGGATTTGCAAAAAGAAAAGATTTAGGCGAACACCTCGGGATCTCGCCCAGCACGTTTAGCACTTGGGTTTCTCGTAGTTTTTTCCCTGCAGAATTAGTGATCCGTTGCGTGAAAGAAACGGGTGCAAGATTGGATTATGTGGCCTATGGAAATGAGCCGATTTTCGATAATTCAGACGACCTGAAATATTTTCATACAATAAAGCTAGAAAGCGGAAAATCTTTCATAACAGAAAATAAACCCTTTCTTTTGCCTTACTTACCGAATTTAGACAGCCGTGAAAGTTATGACAAAGTGTTTCGTATTGATGAAGACAATCACACCTACTTTGCGACTAGCGATTACGGCAATTTAGTGGATGGCGAATACTTCGTCATCGTCGAAAACTCTCATCTTATCCGTTATATCACCGTGTTACCTGCAGGGAAAATCCGTGTAGACGGCGGCAAATTCAGTTTTGAATGCGAATTGAGTGATATTGATGTGGTGGGTAAAGTGATTTTGAAGATGGAGAAGATGTAATGAAAAGATTAATCGGCTTTACCTTTCTATTATTTTCTTCATCTATCCTTGCTGGCACGATTGAATCTGGTGATTATCAGCCACTTGGTGTTATTGCTGATGATTATTCAATGAATGATAAGCCCGCGTTTAGTTTTTCTTTTGGAAAGGCTCAAAATGATTTCTTTTCATTTACTGCGCAATGTTCCATTTTCGACAAAAAGAGTAGTAAAACATCAACAAAGGGTAAGAGCGTTTATGACATTTCGCTTGAATATCATAATGGCGTAACTAAACAATATATGATCAGCGAATCAAAATTTGATACTTACGTGAATTTAGACGTGTTTATCAAAGATAAAACATTCACGTTTGTTATTGATGGCCAACTCTATGACACATCATCAAATAGCCTTTACACAGTGCGCCCGCAAAGTGTTGTACTTAATGCAAAAGAAATGCGTGAAATTCGCGACGGGTGTAGAAAACGGTAAATTAAATGTTGAAAAAGTTTTTTAATAATGAATCAAAAGCAACAATAAGAGACTTTCTTTTTTGGCTTTTAGTTTATCCTTTTGTGATTGCGTTTGCGGTGGCTTGTGTTGCGTTTATTTTTTCGTTTAGTGAATTTAAAGGGGCGAAAATCACGGATTGGATTAGTTCTTTAAGTACATTTATTATAATGCTTTTTACTGCCATCGGGATAAGCTCCTGGAAAAGACAAAAAATACCTGAGCTGAAAAGCAAGGTTGCTAGAAATATTATTGATTTTGATACCCATGCTGTGCTACTCCCCTCTAGAAACTTTAAGTCTATTGATGAAATCAAAGAATACAATGCTATTCAGCTAAAAATTTGTTGGGACATAGAGCATGCTTTATCAACTTTATATATGTTTGACAAATCAAACAAATGCGAAATTGATGAAACTTTCATTTTTTTAATAGAAACAATAAATAAGGCAACAGATTTAATAGAAAAATACTATAGAAATGACGAACTAGGGAGATACAAATTAGTAAATTTAATAAATAATCATTACAAAATGGTTTTTCCTAAAACAACAAATTTATTTAATTTAGTTGTGGGAAAAAATAACGTAGTTGGTATAAATGGCAGTTCGTAAAGACACTAAAAACGGGAAATGGCTTGCAGAAGTTTATGTAAACGGCAAACGGTCGCGTAAGTGGTTTTTAACCAAAGGCGATGCGCTACGTTTTTACAATCAAGCCAAAGAACAAACGACAAGTGCGGTTGATTCTGTACAAGTTTTGGAATCAAACGACTTGCCCGCGCTAAGTTTTTACGTGCAAGAATGGTTTGACGTGCATGGCAAAACGCTGTCTGATGGTGAGGCACGTTTAGCCAAATTGAAAAACTTATGCGCAAACTTGGGCGACCCGCCCGCGAATGAATTTAATGCAGAAATCTTTGCCGACTACCGCAAACGCCGCCTTGATGGTGAGTTTTCGGTAAATAAAAACAATCCCCCGAAAGAAGCCACAGTAAACCGTGAACACGCCTACTTGCGAGCAGTGTTTAACGAACTGAAATCATTGCGCAAGTGGACTGCTCAAAATCCCCTTGACGGCGTTCGTTTATTTAAAGAGCGCGACACCGAACTTGCTTTTCTGTATGAGCGTGATATTTACCGCCTATTGCTTGAATGTGATAACTCACGCAACCCAGACTTGGGCTTAATTGTTCGAATTTGCTTGGCAACCGGTGCACGTTGGAGTGAGGCGGAAACGCTAACCCAATCACAAGTAATGCCATACAAAATCACGTTCATAAATACAAAATCAAAGAAAAATCGCACTGTACCTATCAGCAAAGAATTATTCGACATGCTGCCGAAAAAGCGTGGCAGATTATTCAATGATGCTTACGAATCCTTTGAAAATGCCGTTGATCGTGCAGAAATTGAATTACCGAAAGGGCAACTTACCCACGTTCTACGCCACACTTTCGCCAGTCATTTTATGATGAATGGCGGGAATATTTTAGTGTTGAAAGAAATTCTAGGCCACTCAACCATTGAAATGACAATGCGTTATGCGCACTTCGCCCCATCTCATTTAGAAAGTGCGGTTAAATTCAATCCTCTTTTCAATCCCGCGCAGTAAAGGGATTCATTTTTAAAGAATCCCTTGTACTTTTCCTATTTTTTAGTGGCGATTAACTGGCGATGTTATTTTATATTTATCTTTATATACTCTTATTTACTCTTGCAACGCCTTGAAATTAAAGTAAATTGTTGTTTTTAAAAGGCTTATTATGGGATTTAAAATCCCTCGCCTTTCGAGGCGTGCCAGTTCAAGTCTGGCTTCGGGCACCATTTCAAAATTATACCAGTGGGTCGTTAGCTCAGTCGGTAGAGCAGCGGACTTTTAATCCGTTGGTCGAAGGTTCGAATCCTTCACGACCCACCACTTTAAATCAGCACCTTAACGGGTGTTTTTTTTATGCCCAAAATTTAGGATAAAGACTTTCCTACTCTCTTTTTCTAAAAACATATAAAAAAATAACCGCACTTTCGTACGGTTACTTATCTATATTCTAAAATGATTAGCCGTGATAACGTCCTACGCCTAATTCATCTTCTTTACGAGTTCGGTTCATCACCTCTTGTGGTGATTGTGCAATACGTAATCCCATTTGATCTTCTGTACGCACTACTTCACCACGTAGAGAGTTAGTATAAACATCAGTAATCTTGATATCGACAAACTTACCAATTATATCTGGTGAGCCTTGGAAATTAACAATACGGTTGTTTTCAGTACGTCCTGTTAATTCCATAATATCTTTCTTAGACGGCCCTTCTACCAATACACGTTGCTCTGTACCAAGCATACGGCGACTATATTGTGCCGCTTGTTGGTTGATACGCTCTTGTAAAAGATAGAGACGTTGTTTTTTCTCTTCTTCAGAGACATCATCTGGCATATCGGCAGCGGGTGTACCTGGACGCGCAGAATAAATAAAGCTAAAGCTCATATCAAAATTCACTTGTGCGATCAGGTTCATTGTTTGTTCAAACTCTTCCTTGGTTTCACCTGGGAAGCCCACAATGAAATCTGAGCTGATTTGAATATTTGGACGCACCGCACGTAATTTACGAATGATAGATTTATATTCTAACGCGGTATGACCCCGTTTCATCATCGTTAAAATACGGTCTGAACCAGCTTGTACTGGTAAGTGTACGAAGTCTACCAACTCAGGCGTATCACGATACACATCAATAATATCATCAGTAAATTCGATTGGGTGGCTGGTGGTAAAACGCAAACGGTCGATACCATCAATGGATGCCACTAAACGTAATAATTCCGCAAATGTACAAATACCACCATCAAATGTCGGGCCACGATATGCGTTTACGTTTTGGCCTAATAAATTAATTTCACGTACACCTTGATCAGCCAACTGCGCAATTTCAAATAATACATCATCAACAGGACGGCTCACTTCTTCACCACGGGTATAAGGCACCACACAGTAAGTACAATATTTATTACAGCCTTCCATAATGGACACAAACGCAGTTGGGCCTTCTGCACGAGGTTCCGGTAAACGGTCAAATTTCTCAATCTCAGGGAAACTCACATCCACCACCGAACTTTTACCGCCACGAATTTGATTAATCATTTCTGGTAAGCGATGTAAAGTTTGCGGACCAAATACGATATCCACGTAAGGTGCACGATGACGAATATGTTCACCTTCTTGTGAAGCCACACAACCGCCCACACCAATCACTAAGTTTGGATTTTGTTTTTTTAATTCTTTCCAACGACCTAACTGATGGAACACTTTTTCTTGTGCTTTTTCACGGATAGAACAGGTGTTAAGAAGTAACACATCTGCTTCTTCTGGAATATCAGTTAATTCCAAACCATGTGTATTTAAGAGAAGATCGGCCATTTTTGATGAATCATACTCATTCATCTGACAGCCCCATGTTTTAATATGTAATTTTTGCGTCAT